CAGGGCCACCTTCGCGACGCCCGCATTCAAACCAACGAACTGAATTTGACGGCTCAGCATTGTAGTCTCCTAATTATTTTGTTACACCGACGATTGGTCAGTGTTACACTGTCCTGGAAGAATCGGAGGATAGTTCATACGCTCAAGAGCCGAACAGCTCTCAGACCCGGGTTATTTTCCACTTGCATAATACGAAGGGCATACAACTCACCGAACAATCGGCCACAAACCTTCTTCATTCGCTGAAACATCGCGGGAGTCAACTGAGTGGACCAGCTCAATAACATCGGTGACGAGAATCGATGATTCTCAAATATGACGTAGTTAAAATCACATTCGTAGACGCGGTTTTCAGCTACGAATTTACGAATGCTAGCAACACTGGATACATCATGCCCGCTCGTGAGTATTTCGCTCGATGCCAGTGAGGATCTTTTCGATACTGGTGAGCACACGCTTGATGTCGTCTCCATTGCGGTTCCCGTCCTTGATGGTATTAACCAAACTATCAAACTTGTGCCAGACCAATCCAAATATAGCACCAAATCGAGTCCAGTCTGCTTGGGAGATATCTTCGGTGAGTTTCGTTACATCAACGCCACGGACCTTGAGGACAGTGCATTGTTCGAGCAGTTTCCGACGACGCTCTTCTGCGAGCAGTTTTTCAGCTTCTAATTGAGCGCCCATGATGTCATCCGTAAAGCGTGCGCTTTGAGCTTTTATTCTCAGTAATTGGTTTAGGCTTCTCGACACGCTTCGTTTGACCACACTTAGCATCAGCGCAGACGAGTATCATCGACTCAGCGTCCTCTGACACCTTTTGCCATTTGCACTCGTGGGTCTTCGCTAAAGCTTCAGGCATGATTTCAGTCAACGATCGTTTCATCAGCTACCTCCTTCTCAACACGTTCTTTCAACGTCCGCACTGTTTCGGTTAAGAGGTTTCTCGTCTTCTTAACCGTAGCTTGCTTCAATTCTGTTTGCCACGACTCTCGAACATTTTTAACGGGCAGCACTTGATCAACGTCAATATTCAACGAACTCGGATACGAGTTGGGCATTGCCTCGGTTCGAAAAATTCCACGACGGACGATCTTGCATGCTTCTCGCAACTGATCTTTCTCTTTCTCGTTCAACTTACTTTCAATTAAACTACGAATGCGACGTGTATCAGATTCGGTGATTCGTACTTTGCCCTTGAACTCGATCGCAGGCTCATCAATACCACGTTTCCTGAAGAGATGGGCTGGCAATCCCGTGATGTCCTGCAAGTAGCCGAGCCAATCATCACCTTCAATGTTGAGATCTTTACCGATGTCCTTTAGAACATCCAGGGTATCAGCTCTGATCTTTTCAACTTCAAGCCGCTGCTTGTCGTCCAATGCGCTTACACTGTTCATTCGCACTGTGAATTGATTCTCTTTCGCTGTAGGATCGATGCCAAGCCAGCAGAGGTGAATCTGCAATACGTTTGCAAAACCCTCTTCTACTGCAAATTGCAGTCGTTTCACTTTACGGGCAAATAGCACGTCCTGGAACGAAATAGGGTTGGCGAAGAACACGCTATTATTGTTGTCAGTAAATCCTAGAAACTCGGGCGGTACACCGATCGATCCGCAGAAACGTTTTCGCACGTAATCAACGTCGAGCACTTGGTTCAACTGCTGTGAACCACTAAGCCGTTGAACTTCCATCGTGTCTTTATCGACGAGAATGTCGTCTTCGATACCAACGGGATCTACATCATTCTTTACCGCACCAGTGATCTTATCGATACTCGTTCGCTTGCGCAGTTCTTGCCTGATGAGACGCATTGCCGCGGCGCGGTCTTCAGGACTCATATCCGCGAGACCGGTCATCGAGTAGACGTAACGATCTGGGCACTTACGAAGACGGTAGATGACCATGTTGTCTTCGACGAGACGCAGTTTACGGAACATACGGCGTGCCGGAAGTAGAAGAGAAGTGCCGTACGGACTCATTCGATTGCGGCCTCTGATCCGCCAATGAACAAACCCCCACGGCGGGTCGGTGGCTTCAGTCAAATCTTTTGTGACACTACCCAGCTTCGATAGAACTGTACTTGTGAGTTGTTCGATCGGTGCTAGTGTGAATCCTGCAAGACGCCCGAGATGATCTTCGACTCGACTGATAGCATAAACCGGAGCAGCGAGCAGCGATACGATACCACCGGGTAACCCATCTGCTTTGACACTCGTAACCATGCCTGAAAACGAGTCACCATACTTTCCAACTTCTCTCGCTATTGGGAATGTATGAAGGTCTGCTTGGATTGTTTTGAACAACTGCTCACCGATAGCTTCTATCTCGGGATTCTCAGACTCGATCCAAATGGTGCGACCGGTATTCGCATCCGCGGTGCAAGCCTCCTCCCCATGTACATCGTTGATGCGCGCGATCACGTCGTCTGAGTCACAATCGTCGAATTCTCGATAAAGGGAAAAACGATCCAAACTCGAACGTTGCATGTCCTGGTATAAAAGCGTAAGCGGATCCGCCACCGACGACATCATGAGATCTGCAGCAAGCTTCGGGCTCATCCGTCGCGGGGGCTGGCCAGTTGGGGTGTGTCCGGATAATTTTTTTAGGTTCGCGAACGGATTCCAGAACTTCATTTAGTTGATACCTTTAACAACTCACCGCTTGGTGTACAATGATACTGCTCTCTCAGATCATTTCCAATTTTTCTGATTCGCCTGACAAGCTCACCATTCTCACTTTTTGCGGATCATTGACGTGCACTCTCTTCGCTGAACTCATCTGCTTCGGTGCACCTTTCAAGCCAAAACACTGACTCACAACACTGGCCAATGCATCGCAGATATCGTCCCTCTCGCCTTGAGCATGATGAGGCCTGTCACCTGCTGCATCACGTAGCAACGTTTGCATCTCACTTTCAAGTGGTTCGTATTCGTACAAATCGATCGTACCTTGATTGAACCCACTCTTCAGGTCGTTAAAATGAGTCAACTGCACGCTGATCAGTTCCGATTTGAACCCAGCTTGAATCAGCAGTTGCATCAATACTCTGCTTTGGAACTGGTCGAATGTTACGAGTGGAATTCGGAAGCCCAACGACCGTAAGAATAGAACGAAGTCGGGTATCGACGTGAGATCAAGTTGACCAGTAGCCGGTGGACGAACGCGGAGCATAAAATCAACGAACGCTGCTAGCTGTCCGTTCAACTTTCGATATGGGTGAGCCATTGCGATGCCAAGATTCTCTTCAGAGTATGCTAAGTCGAAGTGAATGAACCGTGGCGTGCTCGGATCTACAAGTGGCACCCACGTAGACGCTTGCACTTTACAAAGAGCTCGGACGTCTACAAAGTCACGGAGCTTGTTGCCAGAACCTAGCGGGATACATATATCTGGAGCCGAGAATGGATGCGATCTAGTTGTATTGTAACACTTGGTTACCGAGGCAGGGTTGGAGAAAAAGAGCATAGATCCCACCGTTGACACGCCTGCGAGGTCGCGAAGGGCCAGGTCAACATCCAGTTCAAACTGCTCGCGATACTCTGCAGGTACTGTAACTGTTTCACCGCCCTCGGGGATAACTTCTTCTTCTTCAAGAAGCCGAGAAGGGTAGCGGTCAGTGCCTTTCAACACCATGAACTTCTCACCTGAAAACTCTCGTGGGTCTCTAATCTCCCAATGTGATCGCTCAATGATTTTCGTACGTCGACGAACAGCAGGTACTGTTTCTGCTTCGTGTATTTTGCTATCGAGGAAGGAGCTTTGAAACTTACGTGACGAGATCAATACAACGAGGCCTGGTGTACGACCCGCTCGCATGAACCGGGAAATAATTCGATTATTCGCTTCGTTGAACAGTTGATGTGCTCTTGTCTTCTCACCCGGTGCTTCATTTTTTGCTGTTCGTTTGTAGAAATTTGCTTCATCTAACACGAACCCGAATATGTTGTCACCTAACGCGTGGCTTGCTAGAGAGCCGGTTACGAGTTGTAACCGTTTACTTGGGAACCACAACGGGAACGCAGGTCTTTCCTGCAACGGGCACTTCTCTTTGAAGTATGGAGAGTTGAGAAACACACCTTGCAAGCCCTCTAAAATATCGTCGGCTTTCGTTAGTGTGATGTTGAAAGTACCGAACACGATACTCGAGTCTGGGAGTAAGCCAAAGAATTCTGCAGGCTTCTTCAAGCACGTCAACTCATAAACCTTTCGTGCGAGAAGTGCTTTTGCGAACGTTGTTTTACCGCAGCCGATCGACCCTGTAATGATCACTGTTGTGATCTGACTACCGGGTTGGAAAATCTCGCAGAAATCCTGCTTCCAACATGAAGAGAGGTCTTTGAAACTCTGCCCAACATAGTAGGGATCTTCGAGGAACTGTTGAGGCGTTACTGGAACGTGGTCGTAGTCAACGTCGTAGAGCGACTGAAGCAATTCAGTTTTGCCTTCTTCTTGCTCACGGAGCAATTGGACCAAGAGATTTTTCTCCGGGACCGATAGCTCGTGGAGCTGCTGCTGTAGATCCGTCACCATCTTTTACTAAGATTTGAAGGGCTATTGTTCTTACACGCTCTCGACTGTTCGCATCTGTGGGAATCGTAAACGCATTAGGCTTCGTTACACCTTGAACAAAGGGCTGACCTGTGAACAGATCAGTCAAGCTATTCACAATGTCACCGAGGTCAATGTGACCGACTGCTAGAAGTTCTTTGACAAGTTCGAGGTCTTGTTTGATCGAATCTTGCGTACGCGAAACCAGTCTCGAAAGCTCTTCGGACGTCAACGGCTTCTCTTTGTTCCTGATCAACAGGCTTTGCTTTTGATCGAGATCTTGCAAGAGACTGCTCTGGTCGAGAACGCGCTGAATCTTCGCAATAGCGATAAGTTTCAACGCGATGTTGATTCTCGCATCTTCCTTCTTCAATCGAATGATTACTTCAGGTGGGAGGTAGCCCGTGAATCCCGCGTCGTCCTTCAACCAATCAGCTACTGCAGTCAGCATTTCAGGCACTGAATCCGAGGCGTCGAGGATCTTAACTAGCTGATGCTTCGCCTTCCCTGTGTCAGCAGGGTGGAACTTGTTCATGTGACGTGACAAGATCGACGCCCGACTCGCAGCATAAGTGCAGGCCGGGCATTTGAATGTCCTGTTCGACTCAAGTGGCGGGGCTGATTCTTGTGTAGGTTGTGCCGGCATGAGTAGCCTCGATGAAGTTTTCTAGGAACGAGGAAAGAAGCATCATTCGCATAACGGGGATCGCTGGTACCGACGCTACAGATCCAACGATCACGTCAGGTTTGATTTTCACAGCATCAGTGAATACAACAACGGGGTCTCGGTTGTTCTCAGAGTAGATGAGGAGGGGTAACTTACTCGCACTGTTCGCGTCTTCTACACATTGAGCCCACCAGCTGTGAATGGGATCCTTAATGTTCAGGGCGTTGACGTCAACATTCTGTTTCTTGCATTCCACACTGAACGGAAAGTTAACAGTCGGATCCGCAAAGATGTCCCCAGTGGTGAATACTTTCCCATCGGTGGACAACTTACACCACGCACCACTCATGGGAACTCTTCGAAATGCAGTTCCGCACCACCACTCCCCGAGTTGCTTCGCGATTACAATCTCGAATGCGTTTCCTTTCGCTTTACTGCGTCCACCGCCGGGACGACGGTCACGAAGCTGAAAACTAATCACGTCAAACAACGGGTTACCAACAAAGAGTGCTTCTACTTTGAGTTTGTAAGCAGCCTTCAACTGCTTTGTAGATGGTAACACGCATTTGGGCTTTAACTGAAGAGTGATTTCATAGCTCATAGTATCTCTCCATCTAAACAAAGTCATCAACCGTCAGATGATACGGTCATCAAACGAAGTGATCAATTGTTTCTGCGGTTAATTCAATCCATGCTTGAAAGCTGGGGCGAGTGTAGGCATAACTCGCAAAAGCGCAGTGACTGCGAGAAGACGAAGCTTTGAATCGGGTTTACTAAGGCACGAACAGATACAAG